AGATACATATAATCAAAATAGAATTGTAGATCCTACAAAACCAGATGTTATAGGTATTAATAAACTTGGCAGAAAAATAGCAAGTGTAAAACAAGGTGAAAGCTACGTAGCAAAAAGATTAGAAAAATATATTGAAATGGTATTACTAGGTAAGACTAAAAATGTTGCAATGCTACCTGGTACAAACATACAAATAGATAAAATAATTGATAATATCTTGTCTTATACAGCGATAACAACTTTAGGATTAGACTTCTTAAAAGGATCCAGAAACTGGTTAACAGCTGTATGGCAACAAGGTATAGAAGCTGGAGCAGGAAGAGCAAACAAAGGAAAAATATCATTAGCAGAGTTTTTAGATGGTCATAAAGTTATGGCAGACAAATTTAGAGATTTAACTTCAGATAAATACAAGAAGCTTGGTAACAAATCTTATCTAGGACAATTGTTATTATACTTTGATGCAATACAAGGAGGGTTCGATGACTTTGCAGGAGGTAAACAAACTACAGGTAATGTACTATTAAGACAAACATTATTAAATCCAGACAACTTATTAATAAACTATCATATAGGTGAAGTATCTGCACAAGGTGCTGCAGCTGTAGCATTACTTAAGAAAAGAAAAGTAACTGTAAATGGTGAGCAAGTAGGATTATATGATGCGTTTAGAATAAATAAAATAACTGGTAAGTTTGAGTTTAAAGGTACAGAAGCAGAAAGAAAAGCAGCACAAGAAACTATTAGAACTACTACATTAGAGATAGGAGAGATGAATAGAAGACTTAACGGTAACTATAAATCTATAGATAAAACTGTATTGTCTCAGAGTGCAGGAGGTAGAATGTTAGAGTTATTTAGAAAGTTCCTTATACCTACGGTAATGAATAGATGGAGAGTTGATTTTGTTAACCATGAAAAAGGTGAACCGGATGGAGGATTTTATAGAAGAACTATATCTAATATGTGGAATGCTTGGAAAACCAGTGCAGAGACTGACCTAATAAAGAAAGCATTAGATACAAAAAGAAGATCTACACTAACACCACAAGACAAAGAAGCTCTTATGAGAGTTATGCATGAAGCTACATTATTAGCAATATTATCAGCACTTGTTAGTATTTTAATGGGTATGCAAGATGATGATGACGAAGAAATTAGTGTACCTTCATATTATTTACTATATTTATTAACTACTACTAGAGCAGAGATAATGGCTTTTGCTCCTACACCACAAGCAGCTGGAGAATTCCTTAGAATATTAAGATCTCCAACAGCTATGACAACTAGTATAGAAAGAACTATGAAGTTGTTAAAACAATTAGGAGCACCTATGGAAGAATACCAAAGAGACTCAGGACCATGGGAGAAAGGTGAAAATAAACTTAAAGTACGTGCCTTGCAGTGGCTAGGAATCAGCGGGTTACAGACAGATCCAGAGACTGCCTTAAGAAATTTCTTAATGATAACTGAGAGGTAATGTACAAAAATGAAAAACATATGGATTGCGATTTTAATTGTCCTTTTTGCACAGGCTGCTAACGCTCAATTGATTGAGAAAGACAAGCAGTTACATTTTGCGGCTGGTGTTATAGCATCTAGCGCAGGATATACGTATGTCTATTCGAAAACAAAAAATAAAAAGAAAGCAACTATAGCAGCAATCGGGACAGCATTACTTGCAGGTACTATAAAAGAATGGGTTGACTCAAAACAACCAAAAAATAAATTTGATAAAAAGGATTTAGCAGCTACAGCTATTGGAGGGATTACAGTTACATTAACTATTAATCTATTTAATAAAAAATAAAATTATGTGGGCATTATTTAAAGACGAAAACGACATAAACGAAAAAAATGTAGTGGGCTTTGTTTCATTTATAGTTATGGTATTATTTGCTGTGGCTGATTTAATGACAAGTCTTATTGCGGATAAAGACCTTATTATAAACGAGGTTGTTTACAATTCATTTGTGTGGGTTACACTAGGATGTTTTGGAATATCTTCTATTGAAAAAATTAAAGGTAAAGGGGGTGAATAACCAGTGCTTTTTCATGCATGGGTTACCCACCCGATAACTTTACCAATTTATAGACAGGTTGTATTTTTCTAAAAATTTGTTACATTTTGTAAAGGGTTTAGAACCAAAGAACCCAGCTTTACCTCCTGCGTAAGCTTCAGCTGCAGGATGCGGAGCTTTTATTATATGTATAAGATCTGAACTCTCTTCTTGTACAGAAGCTTGAGCATCTTTACCCCATAATATAAATACTAAAGGTTCGTTTCTTTGTTTCTTAAACTCTATTAGCATACGTATTATTATCTCTACAAAACCATCCCACTGTTTTTTATGTGAGTTAGGTTTACCGGCTTCTACCGTAAGAGTCTTGTTTAATAATAGTACACCTTGTGTAGTCCATCTAGTAAGAGTAGGACTATGCGCAGATTTAAATGCAAAGTTGTTTGCATAAACGTCCTCTTGTACTTCTTTAAGAATATTTCTTAGAGAAGGTGGTATTTTACTTTGCCCTTCTCGTATAGAGAAAGCTAAACCATGCGCACTACCATCGTGATATGGATCTTGTCCTATTATAACTACACGAGTATCTAATAGACTGCAATGCTTAAATGCATTAAAGATCTCGCCAGCTGGCGGATAGACTGTTGTTTGTTTGTATCTATCTTTTAAGAACATGCTAAGTTGTAACATCTTAGCTGTAGTAAATACAGAGCGTAGTTCTGACCACCACTCGTATCCTAGTTTGTCACATAGCTTTTGATCTTTTGGGTCTTTAAACTCTATGTTCCAATACTTAATAGGAATATTTACCTTCTTAGTATAGCTTGCGTTTTTATATATCATAAGACCGGATCTTGCTTTAGCATCTACAGTATTTATAGTATATACAGCTCTGTTAGTTGTATACTCTATACGTTGTGCAAAGTCTAAAATCCTAGCATGTATACTCCAGGCTTTTGTTTTCCTGTATACATCTGCTTCCTTCTCATGCTTCTTGTAAGTAAACGTTCCATCTGGTTCAGGTTCTAAAAACCCTACCATACGGTCACGTTCTTCGTCTGATTGTCTAATAAACACCTTATAAGGTGATTCTTTTTCTATAACCAATACATTACTGTACGGATCTACTATTTCTAAATTACTCATTTAATGCTATTATTTTATATTCTGTTATATATCTGTTTCTCATAAACTGATCAACACTCCATTGAATGTCCTCAGTTTCTAGTATTACATAATCCTCTGACTCTGGTTCATTAGGATTAAATTGTTCTTTGTATATTAATTTATACTTCTTGCTCTTGCTCATGATGCATTAATTTTAGTCCCTCTAGTTCTAGTTCTAATCTTTGTACTCTTTCTAAAAGGAATTCTACTTTTTCTAATACGTTCATAGTATCTACTCCAGCTGCTTCAGTTAGGTCTATACTCTTATTATGAACTAACTCATTTAAATAAGCCGTTATATAATCATACCAAACTTGTAGTTCTGGATCTTGCGGAATAGTATAAGGAGCATGTTTTAAATGGTGTATAACACTTGCGTGATTCATACCAACATGCCTTGCTATTTCTGAAATATTACAAGCAGTATAATGTGATGCTAAATAATAGAATAAAGCTCTTGCATTAACAAAAGCTCTACCTCTATTTCTTTGTTTCATATCATATCCTGTTATACGTAAGATACAGGCTTCTATGTCTTGTAATGTTACTACATTCTTATTTGCTACTGCTACCTGCAGATTCACCTCTTTGACTCTCATCTGTAAAATACTTTTTATATTTATTATAAACTTTAGGATAGTTCTTTCTTAAATAAGCTCCTTCAGTTCCTGCATCTCCTGGTACAACTGTATAATTACCAAACTGTGGATCATATGCTTCACCTACTGAATTTGCTGCTCTACCTATAAATTCTATTTTTACATTTTCACGTTCTTTCATTAACGCATACCCTAGCTGTAAGTAGTTCATTGCATCTGCATATCTACTTTCTATAGGCTCAGCTTGTTCCATGTCTGGATTAGCAGCATGGCTCTGTATAGCTTGTATGTGTTTATCAAAGAAAACGGACCAAACCATCATAGGATCTGTTCCTAGTCGATTTGCGGTACTTTTAAAGTTGTGTAGTACATCTGTATTATTGTTAGTGTACTCGGGCTGTTTTGCTTGCATAATGCGGTAAGCGTCTTTTTTGAGCTGTCTCGCATGATATTTGTAATCGTTACTGTTCATCTAATTTAAATTTACTTTTTACTTCTTCTAATCTGTTTTTACTACAATAAATAACACAGCCGTCCTTATAAAAAGGACCAGCTACGTTATCATTGCTCTTGTGTTTTTTGATACTAGCTTTTATCTTTTTCAATACTTGATTAGACTTATTCTGGTATCTCTTTTTTTCCTCGTTAGTTATCATAATTTATCAATTTAAGAGTGTTACACCTTTGGATTCAAAACTCTCACGAGATTCCGTCCATAGCTGTCGTTCTTGATGCCAATCGATACGTTCTAGTAGATTTTTATATTTCTTTCTACCTTCTTCTATTAGATTGTTTCCTATCTCGAACACTCTTACTTGATAATAACCGGTTGTTTCTACTGCAATTATATATACTTTGTCAACAAGCATGTAATTGTCTTCTAATGCATCTACATAGAATGCCATCTGCCTGTCATAATGATAATACTCAAAGGAATCTCTAAACATCTCCACACTTTTGGAGGTAGTCTTGAGATCTATAAGGTTGACTTTAGTACCAGTCTTCTGATACCTGTCAATTTTGGATTTATACGCTTGATTTGGTCCCCAAAAATACTCTGATTCATTTTCTCCATCGCCTGTAAATAACAGGTCAGATGCTGCTTTGTGTGTAGTTATAGAATCTTTAATAGCTGATAACATACTAGCCATCTTCTGATCTATACATACTTTACCATCAGCACGTAGTAAAAAATCATAGTAGTCTTTACCCTGATCAATAACTTTCTTGATTAGTGTATCTGGTTTCCAGGTTTGTCCATAATTTAGTTCTCTTGCAGAACCAAATATGTATTCATGGTATTTATTTATGTCTGTATCTATTTCTCCTTTTGTTATATTATATACTTTCTCCATGATCTTAACAATAGTATCACTAGGTCTTTCTACATCCGCAATAGCAAACGTTTCAGGCTCTAGTATAAACTTATGGATCATACTACCATGATATAACGAAGGAGTTTCTAGATGCTCTAAATTACCATCTAGATAGTCTTTAAATTTACGTGGACTACCTCCTTGTTCTGGGTTAATATAACTTAAGGAGGAGTTACTTATTCTTTTATCTTTATAATACTCCATTTTATTACAATATAATTAAATTTTTAATAACTAAAAAATGTATCTTATAGACTCCAAACTAAAATATTGTCTATAGATTTCTTTGAATTCTTCTAATAATCTAGTCTTATGTTTTATAGGATATCGTAATACACCTGACCGGTTTTTTACTTCTTTACTATATTGCATAAGCTCTCTAGCTTCTTCGCTTGCTTTAGCCATTTGTAGCGGATGATTAGTAAGCGCTATAACTTCACACTTATTCTCTCCCGCATGTTCTAGTACATCTTTAAATAGCTTGTCATATAGTTTATCCCAACCAGGATAAAATACTAAAGGACTATAGTTTAAGTGTACTTCCCATCCCAGGTTCTTTAATCTATTTATATCTTGTATTCTAGATTCTATCTTTTGCATTTTAGGCTCAAGTATATCAGAATACTTTTGCGGCATCAATGATACACGCACTCTAGGACGTTTAAAGAAATGATTTACATCTAGTTTTAATAAACCAGGATACTTTGTAGCCATAGTTGTATTTATTTCTGGATGCCCATCATAATATGCAAGATAATCATGTAAGCTTAATGGCATGTGTTTCTGCATTAATACTAGATCTGTATTGCAAGCTATATCTACCATTTTATATACAGGGTCTTGTTGATCCGGTGTCTTTTCATAGGTTGTAGCCCAATGAAATACAGAATCTACTATATCTAGATAGTTTTCGTTTACAAATACTCTACGTCCATTGTATCTAGACATATAGCAATATGTATCTACGCAACCACCAAAACATCCATATATAAGATTAGGAGCTATAGCGTTAGCACTATTATTATTAGGTTTTGTTACTAAAGTTTTTGTTTTCTGTGTTTTTATCATAATTACTATATAAAAAGAGGAGGTTGGGACTCGGTAACCCTGCACATTATGCTCAGCAAAAGCCAGTGAACTGAACAAACGCTTGACCCCCTCGATTATAAACCATCTTATGCAACCATCACAAGTCTTTCTCTCATAATGTTTGCTTTTTCTGCAGCTTCTTGACTTCTAGAACCTTGGAACTGTGCCAATTGTTCTTCTAACGTTTCTGTTTCCCACGTTTTATAGTCATACTCAAAGTATGGTGTAGTAATAGTTACGTCATTAGTCAAGTCTACAATACCATATGCATAGTATTCACAGCATCTCATCTTCATATAAGAATAATCAGATGGTACTGCTACAACATTCATAGGGTTAACTAGACAAGCAAGGTAAACGTTGCCGTTACCTCCGCCAAATCCTTTTACATAGCCTGGCGCACCAACATGTAAACCAGTAGAACAGGTATTTCTAGGGTCTCCATCACATGCGGATCTATCCATTGTGACAGGAGAACCAAGTCTGATCTCTGATGTACCTTGATGCCAGTCAGTAAACTCAGGAGCTTCTACAGTCTCATCTGTAAGATTGTTTATAGAATTAAACATCTCTTCTAGATTACCTGCAACGTGCTCAGGTGCAATAAAATTACCCTTGCTGTCTGTAATAAGACTAGTCTCTACAATAGAGAAATCACCATTCTTATCTACAACTGTGTAATCTTTTGGATCCTGACCAGATGCTTTTAATTGTATATACTCCTTTGGTACCCACATATTCACTGCTTTGTATGTTTTCTCAGTCTTCTTTACAGACTTGTAGGCTATAAAATAACCAGAGTCTGTAATAGGAAACTCATACTGATCCATAAAATTATATAGATCTCTCTTTACATGATCTGCAGGGTTTAACATTAACAGCTTCCAGAAGTTTACAAGAGGAGTCAAAGGCAATCCTTTGTCTATAAACTCTTTCATCTTTGTAAGCAGTTTACTTGGTAGGGGCTCAGTGAACCCCTTTAAATACCAATTACCTATCTCATCTTTAACTAGACTCTGTGCATCAAACACTTTCTGAGTCGGGTCAAAGTCTTCTACTAATTGCTTTACAAGGTCATTAGTAGGATTTAGTGCTACAGTTTTAATTTTCTCATATAGAGATTGCGCACTTGTCTTGTCAGTTTCGTCTCTATAGTAACTGACACCATTAACTAGCGCAGTAACGGCTTTGTCACTGCGAATTGCAAATACTTGATTTTTACTCATTTTTTAAATAATTATTAATTTTATACATTAATTTACGATAATTTCTGCTAGGTATTTCTTTAATAATACTTAGCGCTTTATCATCTAAAACTACTTCTCCTTTAAGTGGAGTATCGATAGAAAAATATTCATCAATCCATCCAAGCTGTTCTATAGCATCTCTAAAGATTTTATAAAAACTGTCTGTATGGAGTGCGTACTTTCCAAAATGTAATACATGATTCTCTGTATTATATGGTATCTTAAAGCTTTCACATAGTTCTTTTAAAACTGTTACTTGTCTACCATCACACTCTACAACACTACCACTGCTGTATCTGTCTCTTGACCAACGTTTCCATTTGTCCGTGTAGTTTCTATATCTGTCATCATATTGTTGCATATGAGACATCATAGACTGCATGTCTTCAGGAAATACACCATAGATAGAATCAAAAAGCTTAGAGTGACTACGATACATATCACCTAACAAATCACACATTGAAATACCCATAAGTTGATTATAATGTTTAACTATAAACTCTTTAGGGGTTAAAGCTCCTAGAGCTTTATAATGTTTCATATGACTTCTAGCAATCTTATGCACATGCATACGATCTCCAAGTATAGTATCATAACTTTTAGTCTTACGCCACTCTGGAATAGCACTCATAATAAATGCTAGCTTTCTTAGAGTATCTTCTTCTTCCATATTACCATATACAATAGTATGACCTTGATTAATCAAGTTAGCTATACCTTCGTACATGTAATTTTGTTTAGAATAAACTACATCAGTCCAATCATTTCTATCATACTCACCTCGCCATCTAACAAACCTAGCACAAACTTGTGTTCTAGGAACTTTAGCTTTAGCTGTAGTCTGTGTTGCGGGTTTATAAGAATCAGGAACTTCTATATCATCATACTTGCCTGCGCATTTATCTATGATATATTTAAGAAGCAGAGGTTTTATTATAGTATACCTCTCCTTATCTTTCTCTGTCCACACATAACTATCCCAATCTGGTTCTGTTTGTAGTTCTACACAAACAAATAAATTAGTGTGAGATAGCTCTGTATTTTCATAAATCCACTCATCCTGTATGTACTGACTCTTTAACGTGTTTAACTTACCACGCTTTCTAAACCAACACTCTTCAGGATTATAGGATTTTAGTAGTCTACTTGCATAGTTATCATACTTCTTCATATCTCTCTTACCATCAGCTACTATGTAAGTTTTTAAGATAGCATCTACCATCTTATGATCTACATATATATCCCACGGAGCAAATTTTACTTCACCTGGATTTTCTTTACAGAAAGATATATCTACAAAGTTATCGCCTACAGGTAACTTTACATCGTATCTATTTCTACTACTAGTATTCATAAAATACTCTCTAAAGTCTGTAACCTTCTCCCAAGACTTATCATACATAGCACACAATTCTTCTTGTACTAATTTATATTTGTCTTGTATAGCCTTTATACTTCTATCATTATACTCTATATTCTCACGAGACATAGTAACATCTATCTCTCCTATATCAAAATTAAGAGCTATAGACGTATTGTTATACTGTGAAAAATAAGAATCAAAGTTAACTTGATTAACATCTAAAGGATAACTAACACCACCAAGACATATAGATAGTCTATACTCAACATGATCTTTCTCTCCGTGAAGAGATGCAATCCAATGTTTACCTTTATAAACTTTATAATTATTGTTAATATTCATACCCTTGTATGTAATATTATCAAAGAATCTTAGTTGATGTTTACACTCTGATATAAACTTTTGCTCATCACCTGGTTTTACAGGTAATATAACAGAAGTACCATTACGCTCATCCGTTGCTTGCTTATGAATTAACTTAATCATAGGCACTTGCTCACCTCTATGCACGATATAATTATAGGCAATACCATTGTGTATAGTATTAACCTCAAATACATCTGTATAAGCTAACGGAGATTTTGCACCAATACCAAAACCACCAATCTCATTGTTAGTTTCTCTCTTGGTAGAGGAAAAATATTTAGAATAAATGTCTTCAATACGTTTAGGACTTAGACCTACGCCTACATCTTTAAAACATATCTTACCATTCTTACCTGTCAAAGGATCTGCATTCTGTAATATGATGACCACGTCATCCTTTACTTTAGCCTCTCTATGAGAGTCAAAGCAGTTAGACGTTAGCTCACGTACAATAGATCCTATCTTGTTAGAATATAATGTATCAGAGAAACCTCTAAATAATACACCTATATTCTCTTTGTCGATGCCAAAGTCAATACTCTTATTTATAGTACCAACATGTTGTACATCTGAATTACTTACTAATTTCATAATTTATTGCTTTACTTAAATCTTACTGTTTTATCATCTACTTTTACAAACTTATATCCGCACTTTTCGCATATAGCTTCTTTTATTGTGTAATAAAATGTCAAGGTACCTTTATGACAGTTAGGACACATTATAACTGGTTCCTTATTACTAGCCATAATAGGTTCTTCTACATTAAAATTATCACGTGCTTCATCTGCAGCTTCTTCTTGCATTTGAATAAACAGCTCTTTCATTTTACCCATTACTTATCTTTTATTTCTATGTTATACTCTATTTTAGTTTCAGGATCTGGTATCTGTAGGTCTAATGACTGTACAGCCCAGTTCTTGACATTATCTAAATACTTTACAAACTCGTCAGTTGACAGCTGCTTAGTTGATTTAGATAAGGTACCTAAAACTTCTCCATCTCCAGAGATAAGATCATCTCTTAGAAAGTTAGATCTAAGAAATTGATGTACATCGTCTCTAGTTAATGGTGAAGACACGCCATGATCTGACACATCAGTTCTTGTATACCCTAATTCTGTAAATCTTTCTTTTATTGTGTGTACAACTACACCCCAATAATATCTATTTTGTGGTATTGATCTCTGATTTGTTTTCTCTATGCTTATCTTTACTATCTTCTCGTGGAAAGTTTTAAGTTCATCATTTACTACTAGTGGTTCGTCTGGTATTAATCTACCATCACGAATCGTTGCTATAAAATTCATCATAATATTTATGCTCTATTACTTCTTTTCTGTTTTCAGGAGATATAGTAAATACAAGCTTACGCTCTTGTTCACTATCCACCGGAAAAAACTCTGGTGCTCCTGCTTTTGTTATATATCTAATATCATCATCAGGTAGGATACCATGTTTAACAATCAGATCCTGGAAACACTTGTTATATAACCACTGGTTATCAAGGTCCCAATTTGCTTGTCTTATAGTATCGTGAAACTGTAATGATATTCTTACTGGTAGATTACTAATCGGCTTTATATCTTTTATATGCGGCACAAAAGAATCCTTAACAGCGTTAACTATCTTAGATCTTATATGTGGACTCATACGTGCATTATACAATGCTTGTCCGTTTATAGTAATATACTTAGGCTTACCTATAGTTCTAGGATTAGCTGCTACGCATTCCCCTTCACTATCTACTAGTCTGCCTTTGCTATCAAACCCGTAGGACGCATACTTCTTAGGTATCTTACCACCTTTCTTGTAGTATTTAATTCTACGAGCTTTGGATATCATTACCTTCTTTATAAACAAAGGTATAGATATCACTAGGTCATTATTTGCCATTTTTTTTATTTAAAGTTATTATAGATTCATTAATCAATGCTTGTGTATGTTCATGTCCATACATCTCATAGAAATCAGATATGTCTTTAGCTTTATAATTATAAGTACCAAACCTACCATTAGTTAGAAACAATGGTCTGAAATTATACTGTTTATATAGCTTGTTAGCCATCTTGATTCCTGTATAGTCAAAGTCCATCAGTGTGACAACATCAGTAAACCTGCTTGATAGATCCGCTAAGATCTTTTCTTCAGGTTCTGCAACCTCACTAGCTGGAGAACATGCATGTACACCAAACTGTCTTAGGCACATAACATCTTTCATAGATTTTGTTATTACCACACAATCACCTGTACTAGGTAACTGCTCTAGTCCCTGCCAACTAGTAAAATTAGATAACCATCTAAAAGAACTACGTTGAGGTATGTATATCTTATACTTACCTGGACCAAATCTATAAGCATATGCCAAATCACTTTTGGTTCTACTATACACTATCTTATTATTATAAAATACTATCTCACAAGGAAACACATTATATAACTCTAGAGTCCTTCTGTTTATACCATAGGTAGACCAATATTCTCTATCAGCCACATCCCAGGGTCTAATCTTTATTTGTATTACTGACTCTGTAGGTTCTATCTGTATCTTTGTGTAGTCACGTGTAACCGGTACAGCGGGTCTCATCCCTATACGTACCAATTGAAAGTCTTCTGCACATCTATCTAAGGCTTGCTGATAGGTAAGACCATACTTATATTGTATTACCTTTATCCAATCACCTGTAAATCCTTGTGCCCAATCCTTAAAATATATTACACCATTACCATTTGCAGAAAAAGAACAAGATGGATTATTATCCATACGTAAGGGAGACCTTACCTTTTTCTTCTGCACTTTTACACCTAGATAGTATTCTAATATCTGCACTTGATCTAAATTATCCAAAATAAACTCTTTTGTTACTACTGGGTTTAGATTATACATATATCTTAATTTAAACAAAAAAAGGGGCAAGGATACGTATACCCTTAAACCCCTTATTTATGAATGAAACTTAACTCTATTACCACAGATCACCATCACTACTATCAGTACTTGTACTAATAGCTGCTTCAGGTGTAGGTTCTGCAGCAGTGACATTATCTCTAGAGGATATAGTCAGCTGAGTAACACTATCTTGTGGTACCATAAATGGTTGTAGTGGACGGTTAGGAAATTGTAAGTACTTTCCTTGCTTGTCATATACACACTTTATCTTAAACTTGAGTCCATCATAAGAATTGCCTACAAGTTCTAATACATTTTTACCAAGTTCATCCCAACTTGCACCACCGATACTTACTTTATCTTTTGGTACAAACGCAGATAGTATATGATATAGAGATTCGCCTACATTCCTCAATAAATCAGAGTGTAGTTGTTCAGGTGTTGACGACCATGGTCTACCTGACTGAGCTGCATTCTTTGCAGACTCTTTTAATCTCTCAAGAGATGTTACCTCCATGTATGTTTGTGTGAATTTAGCACCGCCTTCGTCTTGGAAATAAAATCTAATTACATTACCTCCAGTGCCATCCTTTCTAAGGGTGTCGAACGTTACGTCTACTAGACTAACATTCTCATTAACACCAGCTTTCATCAATGTGTAGCTTGGTGCGTTACTTTGTGTTTCTACTAATTTGTACATAAAATTTACTTTAAAAATTGTTTTACTATATACTGCAATATACGAAATTTATTACTATTTACCTACTGCAGTTTTGTATATCTCTGACCATTTAAAATCTAATATTTTGCCTGCAAGATGCGGTAATCTAGTACCAGCTTCTATCTCATCGGACGCTTCAAATGATATTTTTAAATGACCTTCCTCGTCTCTGTAGACAAATCCAATAGCATCAGACTTTGCCATTACATAGTTTTTTAATTTACCAGATAAATCAAGAGAACTAACGTTAACTTCTACTGACTCATTACCGATAATTGTTTTCTTTCTGTGACCTATAATAATTACATGATCACAACAGTCCATAAGCGCAGTAATCATATTCATTACTCTTGTACGCACTTGATTATAACCATCACCAAAAGGAATCTTAGCAAAGCTATCTACATTGTTATCTCGGGCTACGTCTTTCTCAAACCAAGATACTACATTATCTATAGTATCAAGAGCTAAGTAATCATATACTGTACCCTCATCACCTTTTAGTGCTTTTACTACCTCTTTTAATTCTGTGCTATTATTAACATGTACCTTTAATGCATCTACATATCTAGTACCTTTCTCAGTATCTATAATCAAACAGTTGTTTAATTTAGATAACATTGTTGTTTTACCCACTTTTGATTGTCCGAAGACAGTTAACAGTGAAGGGTTTACTGTTTTTGATTTAATTACTTGCGTTGGTAATTCCATATTTACTATTAATTTATTAAGTTATTAAAATAATTTACTCTCATAGGTATCAAAGCGACCGTTCTGTAGATTGTTCTTTAATCTAGTCAAACCTGCAACACCAGTTCTGTTCTTTAAACAGTGTAGGGCTACAAGATCTGTAGTAGGGAAACGCTTCTTACCATAATACTCTAAGTTAAGAAGTATTGGTTGATGCAATACCATAACAACATCAGCTGCATGATATATCTGTTTACTACCGTGTATATCAGTTTTAGTAGGATAATGTAGAGCTGGATTCGTAGGATCTCTACGTTCCTTTGATTCCATCTTGTCATTCATCTGTCCTACAAGTATATTACAGGTATTAAACTCTTTTCTTACTTGTATAAACATCTTACCTAGCTCCGCTAGAGACTGTATCTCATTCTCACCGGGGTTAGGTGTTACAAGAAGAGTATGATCTAAAGATATAACTATCTTACTATCTTTGAATTCATTACAAAACTCATTGATAGTAGCATATATTCTATCTCTCGTAGCAGGAGTCTCAACATAAAATACATTATTGTTCTTCATCCTGGTATATTGTTTTCTTATAACATCAAGCTCTTGCATTGTAAGAGGCTTATCTGATGATACAAGCTTTCTATAATCTACGTCTGTGAGTTGTGATATCTTTCTTATCATCTCATCTTTTGCGTGCATTTCAAAACTAAAATGTAAAACCTTTACGTCTTCGTTACCTAAATAGTATGAAGTAAAGTCTGTGTGTAACATGTTGACGAAAAAAGATTTTCCATGTCCTGATGCACCTGCAACAAAGTATGTTTGACCAAAATGAAAACCACCCAATAACATCGTATTAACTTTTTGCCATCTAGTAGCAAGAAAAGGACGTTCACCCTTAGCGCCTTGCTCTAGAAACTTATCTGCTTCCTTGATAGCTTGATCAGCTGTCTTTATTTGCAGACTAATAAAGTTTGTCGTTTGGGGATTCGAATTCATCTATGTTTGTTTTCATTAGTTCTAAAATACTTCTATATTGTTCCGTCTCTATCCACTTTTCCATGCCCATAGTGACGAGGTTATTACGCTTTGCGTACTCTAAACACTCCATTACCTTTTTATGAAGAGCTCGTTTAGTAGCAATCTTCTTCTTGTAGTAAGTTCGTGTTTTTAATGTAGCATTTCTGCCCGGTAGTCTTCGACCGTCTACATATATCTGTACAGGATAAGCCTCAAAGAACTCTTCATACGCTGTATTTACATCCGTATTGTAGAGCTCCTTAATAAACTTATCTGTAACTGTATAGCAATCTGCTAAAGAGCTAGCTAAATTAGGGTTATCATTTATCATGTACCCTCTATTCTCAAGATCGTTTAGTTCTGACATGTCAAAGCCTCCATTCTCTTGTACATACTTATACAAAGCCGGATAATCGTTTTCGTATATTATATACAAGAATAAAAATTGTGTAGGCGACAACTTATGTTTGCACAAAAAGTCTACCCACTGTCCTGGAGATTCTAAGATCATTGTTCTACGTTTAAATAATTAAGCGAAGCTTGACTCAAGGCTTCTTTAATTTGCTTTATCGAGTCAACGTGAGTAGCGTTGATCGTTTTTTTCTGACGGTTACGTAACCATTTCTCATCTTGTGTATCTTTTATATATAGATTCACAATCAGACCAGTCTTACCTGGAGCAAATCGTATAGCTCTACCTGTACGTTGTAGATCTTGTCTACTTGTAGAGGTACCGCTGCATACGATAGCTAGAGTTACATCTTGTATATCAAACCCCTCATCTAGAGCACGTGCAGTAGAGATAACTTTGATATCAGATCTCTTATCATTGAATTCTTCTATCGATTTTATCTTTCTGTACTTACCTATTTTAGAGTGATAAGACACAGCCCACGGATGGCAGGCTTTCGTAAGCTCGTCAGCAAATTTAACACTTTCTGAGAAAGTAATTGTAGGAACATCAAAGGTATCTATCAATTCTTTTGCTGCTTCTATCTTCATAGGGTGATTATATAAGTACGTTTTACGGTTTCTCATATTCTTACTCCAGTTGACTGCAGCACTCATTATACCTTTAGGATCATATCCTGTTCTTGCAGCATAGTGTTCTCTGTATTCTTGACTTTGTAGACATTTCATAGCGATCTGAAAATTAAAATCAAACCATTTAAAATATTTATTAAAGCTATCATGCATAAGTTCGTATTTTATACGCTCTTTTGGATGCAGCTCTAATCCTAAATTAAATACCTTGAAGTTAGAAACATAACCCATAGCAAGAGATTCTTTCATAGATATAGTATCTACTACAGGGCACTCGTTCTCTATTATGTAATGCTTCTTGTCGCTTCTCTCTAATGTAGCTGTTAAGCCAAGTATGTAATGATAGTGTGTAAGGCTAAATATACCCTTAAACACATCAGACGCATAGTTGTGTATCTCATCCAATATCAACAGATCTGTCTGTCGCATTGCTTTTACACCTGTATTTATAACCATAACACTTACATTCTTAAGATTATGTTTCTTAATCTCCTCTTTCCACTGATCCAGTAAGTATCTTGTTGGTACAATTACAAGCGTAGTATCATCAGGACGAGCTTTATTCATGTCTTGTATAATCAAGACAGCCACAAAGGTTTTACCAAAGCCCGTTACTGCTTCAATAGTACCCTTATAGCCACTTGATTTCCAAACATCTATTGCCCTACGCTGTCTTTTTAATTTATTTTCATCTAGTTTCATACCTATATAATATACGATTAATTAAGCACATATCAAATTAAAATATGTACTTGTCTAGTAGTATATAAATAATACATATAGCTAGACCTATCAAGGACCAGCCTACTACTTTATATTTCTGTTCTCTCTTAAAACGTTCTCTTTCTAGCTTTCTAAAGCGATCATCCCACACATAGTATATGTATAAGGGACCACAATCCTCATCATCGTCTACTAAAAACTGTTCTATAGAAAGATAAGCAGGAAACATAGATTTAAATGCCTCTTTATCTATGTGATTCCAATAACCAAATCTGAAGTATAGTTTACCACTATCATCGGACCCAACCTGGAACTCACCAAACTCTTTTTTGAGTTTCTTTAAAATTTTATAATCTATTCTCATTTTTGCCATTGTTTAGTAATGTTAGTATCTGACTTTAATAGTCCATTCGTAATGATTTTAAGTGCGGCTTCTTCCATGATACCTTTTAACATTATGCTCCACTCTTCTGCGAAGTCTTTTTTACATATAGTATCAATCTGATCATGCACTGTCATAATCAATTTAACAGGTAAATCCTGCTGTTTAATGGACTTTCTTACCATAACTAAGGCTAACTTAGTCATGTCTGCACCGGTGCCTTGTATTGGCGTATTTTTAGAAGCTCGTTCTATACTGCCTAATGCAGCAAAGTCTTCCATTTCTTGTGACCAATCCTCAAACCATCGTATGCGTCTGTAAGGAGCAAAGGTTCTGATAAATCCATTTTCTTTACCAAATGCTCCTAAATTGTCTAGAAACTTCTTGATGGCAGGAAACACTGTAAAGTATTTCTTAATCATCTGTTTAGCCTCTTTGACTGATATTCCTAAAGTATCAGATAGTTTAAACTCTGACATACCATAGGCAAGACCGAAGTTGATAGCTTTTACAGCTGTACGTAATCTCTTACGCTCTTTATCATCTCCTTCTGCGTCTCTCCACTTGTCTCCAAATATAAGCTCAGCACATATAGAATGTAAATCCTTTCCCTCTTCTAGTGCATTTAACCACACAGGATCACCAGATCCGAAAGCTATAATACACAACTCCTGTGAGGAAAAGTCAGAAGATACAAACACATCGTCACTATTCTTAGGTACAAATGCATTTCTATATGAATTATCGCTAGGGATCTGCTGCATGTTAGGATTTCTTGATGAAACCCTACCTGTATTTAATATCTGTTGGAACGATGTATGTATTTTATCGTCCTTATGCAGATATTTATAAAAGTCCAACCCATATGCATTGCATAATTTAGATTGTTCTTTGTATTTTATATATTTAGACACAATAGGATGCATACCTTTGTGCATCAATAGTACCTTACCGTTAACACTTTCGAGCTCTGGATTGACACACTGCATAAGTTTTAACACTTGTGAAGGTGAGCTCCATAGCATATCAGTCTTTCTAAGCTCTTCTACAGGTAAAAACATGTCTGTTTGTATCTGTTTTAGCTTAAAATCACTGAACATTGGGTCATATTCTATAAAATTATCTAGTTCTTCGACAGATTCTTCTAATTCTATCTTGATTTTGTTATAATTTTCTTCCCATTTAGTCTTATTTAAGTAAATACCATTGTATTCTATGTCTGCGAAGGCTAGTGCAGCTTCATTTTCAAGCTTAACTACCTCTTCGAGATCATGTTCACTAATTAACTCTTGTTGTTTCTCTACAATTTTGATCAAGAACTCTGTATCAGTAAATGCATAGCGTAGCTGTGACTTACTATAAGGAGCTCCTGGTTTATGTGAAACAAAGGACGATCTTGTACTCTTGTCCATAAATATTTCAAAATATCTATCGAGTAGCGCATCAAGACTGTACTTTATACTCTTCTTACCACAGTGTATAACCTGTTCCGCAAGCATAGTATCATATATTTTCTCTGTTATAATACCATTAGCACGTAGGAACTTGTAATCAAACTTAACATTGTGAAAGATCTTTGTAACATTATTACTTAAGAACATATTTTTTAGTAGTGATATATCTACAGTAGTACAATCAAATACATAATTATCTTGTTTAGTAGATATTTGTAACAACAATAGTGTATTGTTATTCCAGTCGAAACCGGTAGTCTCTGTGTCAACACCAACAACCTCACACTTTTTCAAATGTGAGACTGCTGTATCAACTGATATCAATTGTACACCTGGGTACACAGATTGATCTGAATTATTCGTTATCAAGTAGTTCATACTAATATCTCTTAACCCATTTTTGTTTCTTAGCGCTCCAAGACTTTATACCCTTGTTTGCTTTTGAATTCTTGCAGCTACCATAGCTTGCACAACTTGCTAGAAACAATCCTGTTACTAACATCACTAAAAATACTCTTAAGTTTCTCATATTACTCTGCTTTTAAGTAGAGGTATAATATTAAAATATATAATCCTCCGGTTATTAATGCTAACATATCTGAAAGCCTCCTGACTCTATCATAAATTGAGCAAACTCTTTTAGATTCTCTTCACTAAAAGGGTAGCTCCCTTGATGATTTCTTTTATTCCATAGCTCTTGCCATGATTTTGCATGTTCTTCTGGGTAATCATTAGGCACAATATCAGGATCACCTGTTTCTGCTCTAACAAGCTCTCTAAGTATCTCTAAAGCTTTGTCAATATTATTATTGTGCTCTTGTGCAAGCTTATACTCTCGCATATATTCTTCTTCATATTCACGTGGATTACCCTCTGCTATATCCCATAGTATAAGTTCGCCCCATTTCTTGGCAGTTTTACCATTGACCTCTTTACCTGAGTTTTCATTACCCCATTCTTCTACTTCTTGTGTTATTACACCGTGCTCTATACCTAAACCACATGCATAACCCCACATAGGTCGCCAATACCACCAGTTATTTCTGAAATAATGCCCTGGAACTTCTTTTTCATATTTGTCCATAGCTTCCCAAAAATGCTGTCTGTCTTCCTCACTTGGATCTTTATCCCAATCTATTGTTGGTTTTTCCAAACTTTTAGGGTTACGAGGAGATAACCCATAACAATCTACTCCCATAATTATTTATTCTTTTTGTAATTCTTAAAAAATTTCTCTTGTCTTGCTAACATTTCTGTTAGATCAGCACATTGTTCTTTGAACTGTGCAATTATTCTAAGGCACTCCTCCGGGTTTTCTTTATTTTCCGAAAGAGTGTCTAGAATATTCTTCTCATTAAATTGATACATAGTCATATTAATTGGTGTTAGTTATTGAATCGTTTAACGCTTCTCTTACTAAATACCCAACCAGGTGTAGCTACTACCTTTTCATTCTTATCAAAATCAAACCACACTGTGTCGTTGATATCAAGTAATATGTGATGTGACTGAGCCGGCATGAATGATTGGGCAAGCATATATAATCTCTTACCCTCATCATTCTCTACCATATCAACAATAGTCACAGCATGACCTGGAAATCCACCTTCAACAAAGATGTCTCCTGGTCTCGCATCCTTAATATTTACTGAATCCGTTTCATATTCTTGTATCGACCACGTACCTGCGTATGTCCATATGTTTTCCATATAAGCTAAGAAACTTGTCTTACCATGTTTTGCTCTTCGCATTGATAAGAAGCTTCCGTAAGTTAAATGAGATCCATCAGTATAATGCCACTTAATATCATTTATCCCTCTACCTGATTCTAACAAGTATTGAGTTCTCATGTATATTGAAGCGTCAGCACATTGATGTAGATCTCTTCTACCTATAGCATAGTCAAATATACCGGCATATGTTATACCTAATCCAGGTAATGTTTTGCCATCATAATATCTGCCTTCTTCAAGCAATATAGGAAAGTTACGAAAAAAATCTGCATAATCATCCTCTACTCTTTCATATCCTTCTGGTGCTTGAAATGTATTTTGTATTGTATTTTCTTGCTTTTCTACTTGTGAGTAAGCGTGGATAGCACACATCATGCATGCTAACAAGGCAATACTAAAGCCTCTTAAATGTATTTTGTCCATAATTATATAAAATTTAAGAAAAAGCCCCCGTGCCGGAGCTTAATCTACTCTAACACTTGATGAAAACAATAGTGGACACGCACTATTTTAACTCCTTATACTCAAATGTAGGAATAGGTGTACCTGTATCGTCAAAATCCAGGTGTGTTAGAATTTGTTTAACCGTAATGATCTCTTCATTGGCGATGTAATCGCCTCGAAAATTTTTCTTGTACTGCTTGAGATAGTTCTCAGCCTTTCTACGATGATCGTACAAGCTACTCGTATGGTTACCATGCTCAGTTATAAACCGAGCTTGATACCATTTCTTTACATTGAGCTCCATTATGCTCTTGTAAATATATTGATTGAACGTAAGAATGATTTAATCTTACTCCAAGCGACATTGTGAAGATATAATAAGTTAGGATGACTATCGTAGAAGTCTTTCCAGTTATCAAATACATGTACATCTGTACCATGTTGATCATGTGTATAGTGTACACATATAATACCTGTATCTAATACTTTTATTTCTTTCATTTGTCTGTGATTATTCTTTAGTTTCTGCATACTATTGTGATATTAGTATCTATACTTGTGCAAACCTTTGTTAATCTGTTTACTACTCTTACCACTCGCATTATAACATTGTCTTGAACAAGAAGATAGTATAACTACAACCACTATGGCTATAATTATATTGATTATTACTCTCATGATTAGAATGACAAGAAAGGACGCAAGAACCGTAATATAAACTCACGCCCAATCCTATCTTTCAAACTAAACTATCTTAGAACTGATCCTCGATAGATTCTTCTGCTTCAACAGTAACCTCATCCTCAATGGATAGTTGTTCGCCACTGTTATGTTCCTTCGCTACATTAAAGTCTTTATTTGTAGCGCTTGAAGCAAGTTCTCTACCAGCATCACTAAGCATACTGTTAACTGCACTGTCAAAGTTTGCGTCTGACTCTAAAGCCTCAACAAAACCTGTGTACGTGTTAACATTTCTACCATCTATTTCATACTCATCAGTTGATGCAGTATAGATAGTACCATAAACAGCTTGTCCTTCTTTAGCATCATACATATAGTGCTTGCTACCGTCTAAATAAGACTCTTCCCAAACACATTTCTTCACTGTCTTTGGTGAAGCTAATGCTAAGATTGACTCGCCTGTTGATAGATCAACTACCTCTTTGAAAGCAGGTGCTTCAAGTGTAATGATCTTGTAGTTCTTCCCGTTACTGTCCTTCACGGGATCACTAATTGATTGGATTTTTACCATAATCTATAAATAATAATAAATGGAGACAAATTAAAAGGCAGTCTCCTTAACCTTGTATTTAACTAATTCACTAATCATATCTTTACAATTAAACATAAATGCTTGCTTAATATGATTGTGCCATCTCTTTGGATAACTATTGATAAGAGTATTATACTCATCATTGTTGTCTAGTTTTACTACATTAAACTGTCCAGTACTAACGTAGTGACGAATAGACTCGTCAGATAATAATTCTGCCATAACTTTATTGATTTAAATAATTGATTTAATAAAAGATACAAGGACCACCTTGTTCAGGTTGTTTTAAAGGGTTACGTAATCGCAACATCTTCCTTGTATCTGTACTTTAGATTGCCATACCTATCGGTTGGGTAATAGTCATATATATCATAAATATAATTCCGGTGTATGCTAAGAACATAAGACCTAATACCCATGATATCATAACATATCTAACTATCTTACTCTTATAACGTTTATTACAATCTTGTATTAAATCAGTAATAAAGAGATAATAAATGTTATAAACTTGCTTTACTAGTGTTTTCATTTGTAAATAACTGTATTAAATGTTGATAAAATTGTAAGCACATTTATGTAGACTAGCTTACATTTAGTCTATATACTATAATATACACTATTGATATGTGTGGTAAATAGTGGTAGATTGTGGGGTGTGAGACCTGGTTGTCGTAGACACACCTGAATTAACTTGTTGAGGATTACACTAGGTAAAGGGAGATGTTACTCTCCCCTAACTCTATGATACTGCTAATTCCTCAACAGTTTCGTACTCGTTAACAGTAGCTATCGCCTGTCCCTCATCGGTAATTAAGACATTATACTCACTCAATGTACCATTCTGACTACGCTTACCTACTGGTAATGTAAAGATGCTATCACTATTATCCCACGAGTCTGTGGTATATGAGATGAATGCACCATTAGGTCCTGAAACCTTTCTAATAAACTTTGCACCTGCGTCTTGCAGATATTCTAATAACTTTTTCATTGTATTACGATTTTTAATTATACTACCACTTTTGGCGGGGGTAGTTACACCGCAATGTTGAGCGGGGGAGGTTTACAATAGGTGGTATATGCATCGACACCTTTAGATACTTTATGTATAAGCGCGCTTTTTTTGCTTTAGCACCCCCCAGAACCTTTAAATTTTTAGAAAATGCACGTGAGTAAGTATGATATTTGGGTGCTCGAAAGGTACAAAGGATAATATCGCTTTTTCTCAGATGTCTTAATTTGCCCGATCCAACAGCTGGTGTACCTGAAGTGTAGCAACTTAACTAGATTTGCGACTAGGGGATCAATGATACAAAGAAAAAAGTTTATATGCATATGCACCCTAAAAAATTTTTTTTGTGTTTTTTATAGAGACTTTGTATATTTACATATAATAAATACATATATTATGCACCATGTTATCGAAAATCAAATCTTTGATCACTGCAGAAAGGAAATAAATGAGACGAAGCAAATGGTAAAGAAATTAAAGGAACGAGGCTTCGTAGTTTATGAAAAAGGCAAAAAGAATGAGCAGAATAAGATCGAAGTATTACACTAACAAAAGCATCAAAACAAGGATTGATAAAATTCTAGAGTTAAATGCTACGTATTGTGCTAACCTAGGAACTAAAACACCATTAGATCTTGGGACCAAAGAAGCTGTGGAAAAAAGGTGGGTAGAAATGGCACAGAAAATTTTTGAACTCGATCCCGAGTTCTATATTAGTGTGATGAAAAACACAGATGGTAACTTTATTAGAAAATATAAAGGATACCCTGCGTAAAAAGTCTCTATAATAGTCCTATAGTTTAGTAGTTCTTTTATTTCATACGATTTTGCCATATATTTATGGGAGAATACAATAAAGAATTATTAAATCAATAAATAATGGACGTAGTAAAAGCAGGAGTAGAGTATAAAGCGACCGATTTCGCAGACAATACAAAATTTCAAACCATAAAGTTTACCGAAAAAAAGGATGGTAAGTTTCAAGACGGAACTACTAATGAAGAAGTTATCAATATTCTTATAGATAGGTTCTATAGTTTACAAAAAAAGAATTTTAGTGCAGAGAATCAATGCATCATACTGTTATTAAAGAATGTAAGACAGTTAGTTGCTAAAAGACTCTCTAGAAAAATAGAAAAAGTAATTAAGTATAATGAAAGTACAAATACCAACCAATAACGAGAGATTCCTAAAAGATTATTTAAACGCAATAAACGGAATATTAAAAATGACACAAACAGAAATTAATGTTTGTGCGACTCTTCTTGGTTTAGATATAAATAATCCTTGTTCGAAAGATAATAGAATGGAAGCAGCTAAGCAACTTAAGTGGAGCAGAGCAGTTTTAAATAATTCTATTAAAAGTTTAAAAGATAAGAATGTCTTGCAGTATGACGCTAGTAAGAAGATACGTTACACGTTTCATCCATTAGTTTATAATTACAAAGCAAACAATGTCTTAACTTTTGAATTTAAAAACACAGATGAACTATGATTATTTTATTGATGTACGTATTGTTGGGCTAGAGAATGTGTTTGAGTTTCTGAATTATCAGAAAAAACAATTTACTCTAAAAGGAATGCAGTTTGAGCATGATGTACTTGTAGATGTAGAGGATTTTGATACTTACGTTGTAAGAATGTGGATGGATCCACAAGATTATATAGATTTTTATGGCAGCAAAAATTAAATTATCAATTTATTATAAGAAACCAAGAAGGAAGAGACCTGGAGTTCATTCCAAAAATAGAAATACAAATCAGAAAACAGGAAAATATTATGATGGATCTAAATACAGAGGGCAAGGGAGAGCTAATTAAATACGTAGTATCTACTAACAAAGTATCCATGCCTAAAAAAATGGTTATTACTTGTTCTAGAGAAGATGCAGCAAAAATTGCAAAACAGCTAGGAGGAGTAGTAATGTACGAAGTTAAAAATGGATAAATTTATATACAGAGGTAAATTATTAAGAGTTGTTGATGGTGATACTATCGATGCTATGATTGATTTAGGTTTTGACACCTGGGTTAAAAAAAGAATTAGATATAAAGGCATTGATACATGGGAAAGTAGAACAAGAGATCTAGATGAAAAGAAAAAAGGACTAGCAGCTAAAGCAAGAAACAAAGAGTTACTAACAAAGGTGTCTAACAAGCCTAATTATTTTAGACTTGTGTCTCATGGGACAGGAAAATATGGTAGAGTACTTGGAGAAATACACATAATGGATAAAGACGAGACAAAGATGAGTGTCAATGAGACATTGATACGTGAAGGACACGCTTATTACTATGAAGGAGGTAAAAAGAAAACGTTCAAAGCAGATGAGTGAAAATAATTTAGTAACTTTATTAAGGAAAGTAGAGCACGAGTTAAAAGCAAAATGTGAACAAACTTATAACGAATTAGAGTGCGATGAGTGGGCAGCAAAACATGGAATGATAGTTAGAATAAGAAAAGATATAGAAAACAATGGCAAAAAATAAGTTAAAACAAGAAATTTATAAGGAAATACAAGAAGAAATGGGAGGTGAGTTACAGGAAATACAACAAATCTGTGAATCACAATTTGAATACTTAGAAAAAATTATGAAAAGAGGAGCATTTGATAGTGTTAGACTTTCATACTTTGGAAGATTTCATGTAAATCCTAACAGACTAAAAAAATTAAACGATGAGGCTTTTCAAAGAAGACAATTTTCAAGTAGTAATAAATCCGGAAGCTAAATTAATACCGGAGTTTAAAAAAATCATAACTAATGACAAAGACAGGAAAAAAAGAAACGCACACAAACACCTTGCATACATTTACTTTATGTGCGACTACAGATCACCCTATTCGATATATCCCGAAGGAGAAAGAAAACAAAGACTCCTCAAAGACTTACACATTGACGATAAATGTCCAATCACCCAATTCGTACGCAATGGGATGGATAAGTACAATGAGTTACAACGTACCCCAGCAATAACTAATTTAAAAGCAATCAAAGAAGGGTTGCTTACATCTTCAAAAGTTATAAATGCGTTGAATGAAAAAATATCTATTGCATTAGATCTTATAGATGGTGACGAAGAAGGGGATGTTGGTAATATAATGAAAGATGTAACTAAACTTTTAGAAGTATCTGAGAAAATACCTAAAGCAATAGATACAATAAATTCTTTAGAAGAAAAAGTTAAGAAAGAACAAGCTAACGAAGCACAAATTCGTGGTGGTGGAACTAAAGGAATGTTTGAAGACTAATGGCAAAAATAAAATTTAATACAAACTCTAAATTAAAATGTGTCTGTGGACATAAACTAAGAATCACAGAGATAAAATCTGATGGGGTAGAATTTGAAAAATTTTGTCCGCAATGCGGACGTACTACTCATGTAGATTATGATAATAATGAAACAGGAGGAGAGTTTGTACCATATGGAGCTGCACATTTTGTATATGAAAACGATGAAGGTAAAAACTTTAGTGGTACAATAGAAAGAGAAAATGATCTAAAAGGATTAAAAGCATATTGTCATCATCAATATGAAAATGGTCAGAGTTTTTATTTAGTTATATCTAGAATAAAAGAAGATGGTAATGTAGAGGTAATTAAAAAAGATTATACACGTCCAGAAAGATTAGAAAAGTAATATGTTAGTAAATACAAGAGCATTTAGCGAAGAAGCTACAAAATTTGTAACTGAAGGAATATATTGTGGTGATCCTCCAGGAAGTGCTCCGTATTATGAGTACTGGTCAGAGCAATTGCGTAGATGTACAGAAGGATACACTGTAGGAGACACTAGAATTACAGGTCATCACTATTTTTACCTAAATTTTTGTAGGATTAAACTAACCGAAGCTACTGAAAAACGTAAAGCTGGTCTAAAAACAGTGTCATTTCCTAATTTCTGGGATGGTGACTACCAATATTTCCATGCATTAGAAAAATCTGCAGAAGAAGGCAAGCATTTGATTGTAGCAAAAGCTAGACGTAAAGGATTTAGTTACAAAAATGCTGCCATAGCTGCTAATTTATTTAATACTAGACGTAATTCTTACACATTGTTGTGTGCTCACGATAAAAAATACTTATATCCTAAAGGAATTATGACAATGGTAACTGATTACATGAACTTTCTTAACGAACACACAGGATGGCAGAAGAGAAGACAAGTAGTTGACAAGATTAATCATAAAAGAGCTAGTTATCTACAATATATCAACAAACAAGCTATAGAAAAAGGATATAAATCAGAAGTTGAAGCAATCACTTTTAAAGATAACCCAGATGCTGCAAGAGGTAAAGATGCATCACTAGTTATATTTGAAGAGTGTGGTGCATTTGATAATTTAAAAGCATCTTATCTAGCAACACGTCCCTGTGTTGAGGATGGTGGTATTGTAACAGGACAGATTGTACTGTTTGGTACGGGTGGTGATATGGAAGGAGGAACAATTGACTTTGAATCTATGTTTTATAATCCAGAAGCTTATGATCTGTATCCATTTGATAATATATGGGACGAAGGATCTACAGGATCTACATGTGGTTTTTTCTTTCCGTCATTTCAGAATAAGATCGGTTACATGGATAATGATGGTAACTCTTTAGCAGAACAAGCAAAGAAAGAAGAAGATGCTAAAAGAGATCAACTAAAGAAAGAAGCAAAAGATGCAAGCACGTTAGATAAATACATAACAGAATATCCTTGGATGCCTAGAGAAGCATTCTTACAACAAAGAGGTAATATGTTTCCTGGTGCAGCTTTAGTATCATGGCGTAATGAGCTAATGAGAACAGGATTACACAATAAGATGGCAGTAAATGGAATACTAGTAGAAACTTCTACAGGTATATTATTTAGACCTAGTGATAAAGTAAGACCTGTTATGAAATTTCCACATAATAAATCAGATGATGTACGTGGGTGTATAGTTATGTATCAAGCACCTGCATTTAAACAAGATAAGATACCTAACGATTTATATTTTATAGTACATGACCCCTATGCAAGTGATGGGTATGGTGCATCGTTAGGAGCAGCATATGTTATAAAAAGAGTAAACAACTTTTCTAAACCAGATGACATGATAGTCGCATCTTATGTAGGTAGACCTGAAAGTCAAGATGAATATAACTATAATTTATTTTTATTAGCTAAATATTATAATGCACAGATAGGATTTGAGAATGATAGAGGTGAAGTTATACCATATGCTAAGAGACATAGGCTACTAAACTATTTATTACCAGAAGCAGAACTGTTTGATAAAACAGATGGTGTACGTATACGAAGATTAAATAGAACATACGGTACATCTATGGGATCTAGTCATAGAAAGAATCAAGCAGAGATATATTTGCGTGATTGGTTAAGAACACCAAGAGGAACACAAGAAGATGGTGATCGTAAACTAAATTTACATTATATTTATGACATTGCTCTGATAGATGAGCTAATAAAATACAATACAAAAGGTAACTTTGACCGTGTATCTGCTCTTTTAGTCGGTATGTTTCATATGAAAGATCTCTATAATAAAGAGATAGAAGCAGAGTACGAAGAATCCGACAATTCGTTTTTTAATAGAAGATTTTTTCAGTAATTTGTAGGCATGAGTAGAATTCCGAAGCAGAAACTCCCTCGAAGTCGGAAAACTAAAGAGTGGGGGAAAAAGTCTATGAACGCCTTTATTGACAGAACACAGTTCTCTAGTCAACACAAATCTCATATGCATAAATATTATGATGCTTATAACGGCAACTTAGCCGAAGCAGATTATAACTATGTAATCAACCCTTATAACTCTGAAAAACATAAAACAAAAGGATTTCCTGCTAAACTCCGTAGCTACAATATTATTAAACCTGTTGTAGATTTATTATTAGGAGAAAAAGCAAAAAGACCTTTCTCACATCAAGTAGTCGTACGTAATTCTGATATGAAGAGTATGCAAGATGAATTACTAAAAGATGAATTACGAAAATACTTAGAACAAAAGTTTGTTAATGACCTAAATGAAATGGGTGTAGAAACTGGTATGGATTCTAAAGAATTACCAGAACTACAACAAATGCAAGAAGAAATTGTAGGAAACTACAAAGATATTCGTGCAGTAATGGGTCAACAAACTTTAGATTACTTAATAGATAAATTAGAACTACCAGATAATTTACAAACAGCTTTCTTTGACTGGCTAGTAGCAGGAGAAGTTTACACATATAAAGATATATGTATGGATGATTGCGAATATGAAATCGTATCTCCATTAGATATAGATTATGAAAAGTCACCAGACGTTCAATTTATAGAAGATGGTGATTGGTGTGTAAGACGTAAGATGATGAGTGTTAATGCTATTGTAGATAATTTTTATGATGTACTAAAAGATTCTGAAATAGATCGTTTAGAAAATCCATCACAAAAAACATCTACTGGTATGATCTCTCCATTTAGTCCTAACTATCCAGAAACAGACGCAGAAAGATTTGCAGAAGTATTACATGTAACATGGAAGTCTTTCGCACGCGTAGGTATACTAACTTACTTTGATGATTTAGGTCAAGAACAAAGTATGATTGTTGATGAAACATACAAAGTAGACAAAGAAGCTAATGAAAATATTGAATATTTTTGGGTTAATCAGGTTTGGGAAGGGTACAGAATAGATGGTGATATATATGTCAACATCAGACCCCATCAAGTACAGAGAAACGAAATGTCTAATCTTTCAATTTGTAAGCTCCCCTACAACGGAAGAATCTACTCTAATAGACATTCGGATCAGATATCCATCGTTTCCATGGGCGTACCCTACCAGATCTTGTATAACATTTTCCATTATAGATTAGAATTATCTATTGCAAAAAACAAGGATAAGATCATGTTAATGGAAATGAATACTATTCCTAAGAGACATGGATGGGACGAAGAGAAGTTTATGTATTATGCTGATGCAATGGGATATGCTTTTATAGATTCTACTGCAGAAGGTAAAAGAGGAGAAAGAGTTTCTTTTAATCAGTTCCAAGTATTAGATATGAGTCTAGGACAATATATAGCGGCACAGTTTCAGCTATTACAGTCTGTAAAAATGGAATGGGAAGAACTAGTAGGAATATCTAGACAAAGAAAAGGACAAGTGCAAGCATCTGATGGTATTGGAGCAACAGAAAGAGCTGTGTTCCAATCTTCTGTTATGACTGAAGAGTTATTTAGAAGGTTCGATAAATTCACTGAAAGAGAGTTTAACGGTTTATTAGATACTGCAAAAGTTGCTTGGAAAGATGGTAAGAAAACACAATATATAACTAGTGACTACAGAGAAGCAATATTAGATGTAGATCCTGGATTATTCCAAGAAGCAGAGTTTGGTGTATTTGTTAAAAATAATTCTATTGAGCAAGATAAGCTACAAGCATTAAAACAATTAACATTATCATTTGCACAAAACGGAAGTCAGCCTTCTACTATAGCAGAAATATTAGAAGGAAATAATTTTGCACAAATAAAAACAAAATTACAAGAAGTTGACAAGTTAGAAAAGCAATTACAGCAAGCACAACAACAACAGGCACAACAGATGCAAACACAACAATTACAAGCTCAAGCTCAGCAACAACAAGCAGCTAGAGACTTTGAAGCGTCTGAAAATCAGAAAGACAGAGATAGCAAAATGGACATTGAACAGATGAAAGTTGCAGCTAAAGCTGTAGATCAAGATATGAATGATAATGGAGTAAATGACCAAGTAGATTTAGCTAAAGTACAGCTAGAAAGAGAAAAACTTCAGGTTAAAAGAGAAGAAATAAGAAATAAAAAAGATATTGAAGAGAAGAAAATAGCAGCACAAAAGAAAACAGCTGCTAAAAAATAATAAAAAGACTATATATAAAGGTAAATATGAACCATATATATTTTAGATAGAAACTAGTATAATTTAATTAATTTTGTAAAAATGAGTAATAAAGAAGAAAACCTAGATTTATCAAAGATAACCGTAAGTAAGTTATTAAACGATGAATCGATTCCTGATTCTACTGATCCTAAACCAGAAGAACCGGTAGAGGCGCAAGTAGAAGAGACTGTTGAAGCAACAGACGAATCAGGAGATGTACAAGAAACACCTGTAGAAGGTGAAGCACAGGAAGAAACACAATCTGAGGAGAGTGTTGAAGAGCCTGTTACTGATGCCACTGAAGAACCAGTAGCTGAAAACTCTGAGTCTGAGGAAGATTCGGAGCCTACAATTATCCAAAGTTTAAAAGATAGACTAGGATATGAGATTGAAGGAGAATTTGGAGAAGACTATGATGGGATCATAGGTTTGACCAAAGCAGCAGCTACAAAAATGGCAGAAGAGCAATTTGAATCTGTATTTTCAGCTTTTCCTGATATACAGGAATATTTAAATTACAGAGTATCTGGAGGAGATCCTGAAAAGTATTTTAAAGTCGCAGCAAAAGAGATAGACTTTAATACTTTAAAAGTAGACGAAAAAGACGTAGGCATGCAAAAAAAGATTGTCGAAACGTTTTTAGGTCAACAAGGATATACACCAGAAGAAATTGCTGATACTGTCCAAGACTATGAAGATGCTAAATTATTATATAAAAATGCATCTAGAGCTGTGCAAAAGTTAGCAGTTACGCAAGAGCAAAACAAAAAACAGTTGTTAGAACAACAAAAAAGAGATGCTCAGCAAGCTGCAGAACAAACTCAGCAAACGTGGAATGAGATATCTGGGATTATCAATAAAGGTAAACTAAGAGATTTCACAATTCCTGAGAGTGACAAGAAAAAATTCTATAATTGGATGGCGGCTCCAGTGGACGCACAAGGAAGAAGTCAACGATTAATAGACAGAGAAAAGATGGATCAAGAATCTATATTAGCTATGGAATTCCTTATTTATAAGGGTCTTGACATATCCAAACTCGTAAATACCAAAGCAACCACAAGGCAGGCTGTGAATTTGAAAGCTAAATTAAAATCGAATACACAAACGGCAACTAGAAGAATGAAGGGTAATAAAGGAGCGTATAATAAATCTCAGAAGAGAGCTAATATACCATCTTTAGATAAGCTATTTAGTTAATTTAATTTAATTTTTAATTTTTAATTTTTATTTATCATGGCAGCAGATAACGCTAAAAAGCTTCGTTTATACGAAGACATTTTCAACGCTGAGGGTATGACTGACGAAAACTCGTTAGCGAACGCTCTCCTTACTCAGCCTGATGTACTTTCACCGGTAATCACTCATCTAGCTGGAAAAGAAGACAAGAGGTTTCCTCTATCTTTTCTAACAGAGGGTGTAGGAGCGGTTAACTACATCAATGATATTGAGTATGACTATCCAGTAATGGGTAGATTAAACAAAACCGTTAGAGCCTCTTCATTAGTAAGTGGTTCAGGGGTTAACTTTACTAGATTTAAAGTTAAGTTTGATGAAAAATGGTTCATTAAGCAATACATTATTGAAAGTGAAGGAGGAATCCAAGCTAGAATTATGGAAGATCCATATGAAGCTGACGGTGGATGGGTATACACACTACAATTAGTTACAGCTGATGGTACTGATTCAGTAGCTTCAGGTGATGTAGCAGATAAAAAATGGGTACAATTATTTGCACCTACTGCTATCTCTGGTTCAGTTGGTAACGAAAGTAACTGGGTTGCTCCATCTAAAATGAGAAACCAAATCTCTCTAATCAGAAAGTCCTACAGATATGAAGGAAACATGCCTGACAGAGTGGTTAATTTTGAATTTAATGTTGATGGTAAGAAGACTAACCTATGGTATGACTTCGAAGAATATCAGCATATGTTAAGATGGAAAGAAGAAACAGAATATGCTTTATGGTATTCTAAGTACAACAGATCTTCTGACGGAACTATCAATCTTAAAGATGACAATAACAAACCAATTCCTCTAGGAGCTGGAGTTATTGAGCAGATTCCTAACGTAGATTCTTACTCAACTCTAACAGCAGCAAAAATCAAGTCTGTAGTAAGAGACGCTCTATATGGAGCTTCTGATGCTCAAGACATGAACATTGTTCTATTTACAGGGTTAGGTGGTATGGAAGAATTCGATAACGCTATGAAAGACGAGCTATCTTCAGGTTCTTATATCAAGAACACAGATCCTAGTGCATTTATGTCAGGAGGAAGTTCAGCTCTTCAATTTGGTGGATTCTTTACTTCATACAAGCACATTGATGGTCACGTAATTACGGTAAGACACTTACCTTTATTTGATCACGGTGCAAGAGCATTAAACAGTCCAAAACACCCAGTGTCAGGACTACCTCTAGAATCATACAGAATGATTTTCTTAGATATGTCATCTTATGACGGTCAAAAGAACGTTCAAATGATCTCTAGAAAAGGAAGAGAACTTGTTAGATGGGCAGTAGCCGGAGCAAGTGTTCCTCCAGGATTTAGTGGTGGAAACTCACTAAGAGCAAATGACGTAGACGGTGCATCTGTACACTTTATGAAAGAGTGCGGAATTGCAATTAGAAGAGCTACTAACTGTTTGCACTTAGAGTGTGTTAAATCATAATGATTTTATATAGTGAATTAGGGGGTATTTTATATCCCCTAGTACACTATTTTTTTAATTAGTAAATTTTATAATTATGTCAAGAACAGTAATACTTAAAAGGAAAGAAAATGCAACTAATCTTCCTGACCACGTTTATGCGGAAGCAAAACGTAAAATCGGATCCACATTTGGAGCTAACGGAGATATAAATACAGGATTAACTTTTGGTGAGCAGAAAAAATTCTTACCAGGAATAATCGGAGTAGATTCTAAAGATGTTAACTTTCAGAAAGAAGTAAAAAAATACTTCCAGAACTTAACAATAAATGTAGAAAATTCAGGTACAAAGTTAGAAATTGGTTTAGATCAAGATGGTGATCCTATTAATTTAATGGATTATGTACGTTACAAATTTGCGTGTGCTCATCCATATGTTGCAGAGAATGAGCAAGCTATAGGTACTAACCGTAGGTATAAATATTATATTTACGATACTGAGATAGAGAAGGTGAAAAAGCTTTCTAATGTCAAAAAGCGTAAAGAAGCGTACAAAGAATTTATTAAACTTACAGCAGATGAAGCAAAAGTTAATCAGCTGTTAATGGTGTATGGATACAGTCCTAAATCTATGGATGTAGCTCAAAGAGAAATAACTCTTGAGACTGAACTAGATGCTGATCCTACACAGTTTTTAATGTATGCACAAGATAAAAATATCGAGCACCAGGCGTTTATACAAGATTGTTTAACACATGATGTGTTACGTCAGGTAGGAAATACATATTTAAACGGAGACGAGGCTATTGGAGATAGTTTAGAAGAAGCAGTTCTATATCTTAAAGATAAAAAGAACTCTAGTGTTTATACAACTTTAAAAGCACGTCTTAAATCATTTAGTTAATGACTGTACAAGAAATGCATCATGCGGTAGAACAGGGTCTACAAAAAGTAGCCTCTAACTCATTCGACACATTTTTGCCGGAAGAGATAGATTTTGCTTTGAATAAAATGCAAGAACGTTTTATAAAACAACGTTTTTGGGCTTTATCAGATCCTAAAGCACAGGGTCTTCACGGTGCGCAAAAAAGAGTTGATGATTTACGTATACTCACTGTATTAGATTATAGTGACGATGTAGTAACTCCTGACCTTTATGCGGATCATGAAGACTTTGATCTACCTACTGATTACATGTTCTTAATAAACGGTAGAGTCAAAATATTATATGATGATTGTCAAATAGATCCTGAACTAGTAACTAATAGTACATTTGCTAACGCAACTGATTGGACATTAGGTACTGGAGATCCTAGTGGATACAGATGGTCAGTTACAGGAGGATACCTCACGCACGCGAGCGGGTCTACAGATTCTGCTACACATTCAGTAAGAGTTAAAAAAGGTAACAAATATCTTATATCTGTTATTGTAAAAGGAGCTAGTACTGATGATGGTGCCTATAATGGTAGTTTTACTATTTCTTTAGGAACTCCAGGAACACCAGGAGTAGGTAATACATCATATACATTTGACCATGCTACAGTTGCTAATGCAACTATATATCAAACTACACATGCTACAACAGCTAAACAGTTTGAATTACATGCGTTAACAGATAATGCTTTATTACAAATTAATCCTAGTACGGATTTTAATGGTAAGATTGATAATATATCTGTAAAACGTATAAAAGAAATACCATTGCGTATAATTGAACCCGATGATGCTTATAATATCTTAGGAAATCCTTTTGCTACGTCCACTCCAAATAGTGCAATTGGCATAGTAAATAACACTGAAATTAAAGTTTTTAATAACAAAAGTTATCTATTAAAAGGACTGAACGCAGATTACATTAGGACACCTGTAGAAATTTCTCTATCTTCGGGGGTAGATTGTGAGTTAGCAGATCATACACATCAAGAAATAGTAGACCTTACGGTCAAGCACTTATTAGAAGCCACAGAGTCACAGAGATACCAGACGAATATTGCAGAAAGCTCACAGACTGAATAACTTTATTTTTAATTTTAAATTTTTATTATCATGGCAAAAAAAGAAGTGCTTATCATCAATAGTGACGCAGCCGCATCTAGTGCTTTCGAAGCAGCTAAATTTGGTTATGTAAGAAATGGAGCTACAAGAGTAGCGACATTAACATCTGGAGATGAAGAAGTATCATTATTTTATGGTACGGCAAACGTAGGTCCTATTAGTGAAGGGGACGTAAAAAAAATCACAACAATTTCATACTCTGCAGGTACTGCACAATCTAGTACTGCTACTATCGCATTAGATGGTGGAAACGCAGAAGTTAAAGTAATTAACACAACAGCAGGTACAATGAATCTTCCTGTTAAAACTTTTGAATCTGTAGGTGCAGGATCAGCTAACGCTGCTGCGGCTGCAATCAGAGCTTTAATGGTAACTGAATTTGCTAAGTCTGATTCTCCATTCTTTGGATTTGGAGCTAGTGTATCAAATGCAGTTATTACTATTACTGCTCCAATTGACTCACACTTTAGATTAGCAGGTAACGATGCAACAGCGTTTGCATACGGTACAGCAGCAGTTCCTTCAGTAGGTACTGAAAAGAAAGTAAAAGAACTAGAAAAATCAGGTAATACTGATAGTGGTGTATTTGGAAGAGCTGGATCTGCAGCAACTTTCAAGCAGCCTGATTCTGTTGTTTCTGGAAATTATGATCTTGTTTTAATTGAAGGAACAAAAAGTTCAAACTCTAAAGCAGTAGGCAATGCTAAAAATTACGATGATTTCGAAATTTGGATAGCAGTTGCAGACGGTAACTCAACTGTAACACCTGCCGCTATTGTAACTCAAGTTGAAAAACTTAAATAATATATAAAGTAAACTTTACTTTGTTTATTTAGTTAGTTGTAAGAAAGGCGGTGTTAACCCATCGCCTTTTTTATATTAAAGAAAAATTGTAAATTTAAGAAACACAGAGTTGTGACTATAGAAAGCTTAGAACTATTAATAGAAGACATCCTACAAAAGTATCCAAATGAATCTTTTAGCAAGACAGCAGACCGTATATTACAAAAGTGTGATTTATTTTCACACAGAACATTAAGGAGACGGGTTGCGAAAGTAGCAAAGCAGATGAAAGAAAATTTATCTGGTGTAGCTACAACGTATAATTATAAGGGTGAACAGCCTATAACCTCATTAGAGGAAGCTATAAAGTTCTTTGATATTGATGTCAACGAGTACGAAGTTACCGGGTATTCTTGTAATGCTTGGGACGTAAGTACAAAGACGGGTAAAAAGACTAATTATCAGGTGAAGCTCACGTTAAAACCGAGAGCTGAAGAATTAGACTATCAAGAAGTCAAAAAACAACTTGACTATGCGATATCTAAAGTTAATATAAATAAGATTCCTGGTGTAAATACAGGAGTCGTATGTCTGGCAGATTTACATATTGGCGCTGATATTAGAAATTTACAACGTACACCAGATTTTAATTTTAAATCTGTAATACAGTATTTAAAAGATATTGCAAATCAGGTGAACCAACGAGGATATGAAAAAGTAGAAATTATATTTCTAGGAGACTTCATAGAATCGTTTACAGGACTTAACCACATAAATTCTTGGAAATCTATGGGTAAAGGAATGTATGGACATCACGTTGTGATTTTAGCATTTGAGATCATGAGAGAGTTTATAAAAAATGTAAATAATCTCAAGTCTGTACACATGGTTTCTGGTAACCATGACAGATCGACCTCAGATGCTAAACATGACAACGAAGGAGATGTAGCAGGATTACTAGCATATATGCTTCGTAATTCTTTAGATAAAGTGAATGTAGAATTCTCTCCTTTAGTGTTAGGAAGTGCAATAGATGGTATATATTACATAATGACACATAACCATCATGCACTATCTAGAAGAGATTTAGGAAAGATAATGTTTGAGTATGGTAAGCAGGGAATGTATAATGTACTTTTAGGAGGGCATTGGCATTCTAGAAAAAGTAAGAAGGTCTTTCATACGTTACAAGAAACATATGTAGATCAAGCAGATTATAGAGCTATTGATGTTGCTCCATTGTTTACCGGCAACTTTTATAGCGAATCTATGGGTTATTCTAGTGCAGCTGGATACACACTTATAGAAAATAACGGTAAAGGTAAACCTAACGTATTTGATTATTCATTGTAATGGCAGCAGGTTCACATAATTTTAAAATAGAGCAGGGAGCAGATTTTAATAATACAATAACTTATGAAGATGCTTCTGGTAATAAAATTAATTTATCAGGTGCTACTATAACATTAAAAGCTAAAGATAATAGGTCTGATACAAATTTTGTTATAAATTTGTCTGTAGGGAACGGTATAACATTAAGTAATCCATCACAAGGACAGTTTACTATTGCAATACCAGCAGCAACTACAGCAACCTATGATTGGAATAGAGCATTCTATGATTTAGATATAACAATATCCAACGTAGTTACAAGATTATTACAAGGACAAATACAAGTAATTAAATCAGTAAGTGGATAGTTATGGCAAATACGTATGTTACTATATCAACTCCTGCTGGAAATGTAGTTAAAGTTTCCGAAGCTACTAGTAATAAAATAGTTGCTTCTGGAAATACAATTAAGGTAATATCGGTAGGTGCGCAAGGACCTGCAGGATCAGGAGATTTAAACGCAGTACATACGCAAGACACAGCAGCTTCAACTTGGCAAGTAACGCATAATTTAGGAAAGTACCCATCAGTTAGTGTAGTAGATACCGCTAATACTGCTGTAAACGGAAAAGTGATATATGAAGATTGGTCGACAAACCAACCAAGCACTTCTAAGTTACAGATTATTTTTACCGCAACATTTGCAGGTAAAGCTTTTTTAAATTAAAAAATTAATATCATGTCAATAAAATATTTAAATCATATAAACTTACAAGGTAACAGAATAGAAGGAGCTGCTATTGAACCTTTAGGATCAGCTCCTAGTAATAATCTACAAATAGGTAGAGTTTATTATGATACTTCCGGTTCAACAAAAACATTAAAAATCTACGATGGTAGTAACTTTGTATCTATTACAGGGGATGTTACAGGAGTAGAAAATACAACTACAGGTCAGTTAACTATAACAAATCCAAATGGTCCAATACCAAGTTTTGCTATTTTAACTGGAGCTGTATCTGAAAACGGAGCTAAGCTAGCTACACAAGCACAAATTAAAGCTTACGTAGACGCACAGGTAGATACTCACGATACATTAGCTGAACTTACAGATACTAACATAACCTCTCCTGCAGACGGATCAATGCTTCTGTATGATACAGGCACATCTAAATGGATTGATAATGTAATG